AATGGGAGATAAAACATGACGACCGTCAAACGCGGCCACGTGCAGAGTGATCCTTCGCTGAAACCACGCGATAAGATCAAAGTGGCGTATCTGCACGAGGTACGCGGCATCGCACAACACGTGCTGGCCGAGATATTTGAAGTCAATCCGGGGCGCGTTAACACTGCCATCCAGGACGTTCGCAAAGCGGTTGGCCTGCGATGACCGTCCTGATCACATCCGACCTGAGTCTGACCGATAATCCGCGCGATGAGTACCGCTGGCAGTTCCTGGAGAAGACGCTGCGGATAATGCTAATGGCCGAAAAGGCCGAGTGGCTTTATGTTCTTGGTGATCTAACCGAGGAAAAGGATAACCACGGCTCTTGGCTGGTCAATCGCATCTCGGATGCGTTCTATAAGCTGGCGCAGCTAGTCAGCATCGTCATTCTGCGCGGCAATCACGACTACGCCGGGTCCGGGTTTCCGTTCTTCGCCTTCCTCGATATGGTGCAGAACATCCTATTCATCGACAAGCCAACCCAAGTCGGGGATTATTTGTTCTTGCCGCACACCACTAACTATCGCCGCGATTGGGACTCCATAAAGGACAGCTTCCGCACATATCCGATGATATTTGCACACAACACATTCGAGGGCGCGATGGCCAACGGCGTCATGCTGCCCGGCATCCCGCCGTCGTATTTCCCGCCAAGCTGCCTGATCATCGCCGGCGATATCCATACGCCGCAGATGCATAAGAAGATCACCTACGTCGGCGCGCCCTATACCGTGGACTTCGGGGACGATTATACACCGCGCGTGATGACCATCCGCGACAAGCCATTCCGGTTCGAGTCCATCCCGGTGCCGGGGCCGCAGAAGCGGCTGGTTGTCCTGGACCGGCACGGCCTCCCGGAAACCATGCGCGGGATCAACAAAGGTGATATTCTCAAGCTGCGAGTCGGGCTGGCCAAGCAGGACTATGCCAAATGGCCGGAGATACGCGAGCGGGTTCGCAATATGGCAACCGAGCAGGGCTATGTGGTCTACGCAGTCGAGCCCATCGTGCAGAAGGCGGATCGGTCGGCGGCGGTTAAGAAACGCGCCGGCATGACTGAGACCGACGAGGAGTTGCTGCGCCGCTACGCGCGCATGCATTCGATAGATGACAAGACCCTCCAGGTCGGATTGGAGTTGCTATAATGACGGCGCTCGATATACTCTGGGTCATTCCGATCTTGATCGCATGTTGCGCCATTATATACGTGGTGCGCTGGCCATGAAACTAGACTTCGACTGCATCCACATCACCAACTTCAAGAACATGGCCGGCGAAGTCTCGCTCGACTTCCGAGCCGTTGGCGGCGGGCTCAACTTCGTACGCGGGCGCAATCTGGTGGAGCCCCGGCTAGGCTCCAACGGTGCCGGCAAGACCACGCTATGGGACGCGCTCACCTGGGTGCTCTATGGCAAAACCGCCAGCGGTTTGCGCTCGCCCGATATCCAGCCGTGGCAGCCGCATCGCGGCGGCACCAACGTGACGTTGGAGCTACGCCTGGACGGCGAGCCGTGCTTACTTTCGCGCGGCACCCACGGCATCAATAAGATCGAATGGAACGACGAGCCGGTCACCGACGAGGATATCGAGGACGCTGTTGGCCTGACTTACGAGACCTTCGTCAATACCGTAATGCTTGGGCAAGGCCAGCCGTTATTCTACGACCTGCCGCCGCGCGAGAAGCTGGAGTTATTCTCCAGCGTGCTCCGCCTCGACCGATGGGATGCCCGGTCAGACGCCGCCAAGCGGACCGCCGATACGATTGCCGCCAACATCGCGACGGCAGAGACCCAGCGGGCGGGGCGCGAGCAGGCGCTGGCCGAGCTTGAGGAAAGCCGCAAGCGGGTGCGGCTGATGGCGGATGGATGGGAGAGCCAGCGAGCCAAGGAGGAAAAGGAGCGGGACGCCCGGCTGGCGGATTTTAACAAGTTGCTGGCAGAGATAAGCAAGGTCATCGATGAGGCAGACCTGACCTACGACTCCGCCATGACCGAGCTACGGCACCTGGACAATGAGCGGGCGCAGATGGAGCAATATCGCAACGACGCCCGCGACCGGCTGGCCGACCTACGCTCCGAGGCGAATGGCTTGCAGCGCGAGTTAGGCATCAAGCAGGAGCAACGGATCAAGTTCGGCAGCAACGGCAGGTGCCCGGTTTGCGACCAGCCCATCAAAGGCACCCGCCTCGACAAGCACCGCGAGGAGTTGGACAACGCCATTGCCAATCTCAAGAAGGCGCTGGTGCATCTCAACGACAAGGGTGCGAAGAAAGCGCTGGAGGACCTGGAGCTGCAGCTTTCTGAGGCTGGCAGAAAACGTGATGAGTTTCAGACAAAGGCCCGTGATGCCCGGGATATTCTCGACGCTCGCCGGCCCGACCAAGCCGAGATGCAGGCCAAGATCGACGCTCTCAAGCGCGCCAAGCTGGACGGCGAGACCGAGGTCAACCCGTTCAACAAGGAGCTAGACCGGCTGAAACGGCGGGCGGTTGTATTGCAGGGGGAAATAGTCCTGACCGACAAGGACCTAATCGTCAAGCGGCGTAAGCACGCCCGGCATACGCACTGGGTCAAAGGGTTCAAGGACGTGCGACTGCACATTGTCGAGGAGGTGCTACAGGAGCTTGAGCTTTGCTCCAACGCCATGCTGGACGAGATGGGATTGATTGGCTGGCGGATCGCCTACGCCATCGAGCGCGAGACCAAATCCGGGAGCACGCAGCGCGGCTTATACGTGACCATCTTCTCGCCGTCATTGGAACGCAACGTGCGGTGGGAGAACTGGTCGGGTGGGGAAAGCCAACGCCTCCGGTTGCTTGGGGCGTTGGCGCTTTCCGAAACCCTGCTTAACCACGCCGGCGTCGAGCCCGGGATCGAGGTCCTGGACGAGCCGACGCAGCACTTGAGCCTGCAAGGGGTCCGGGACCTGGTCGGGTTCCTGGCTGCGCGGGCGCGGACGCTCTCCCGGCAAGTCTGGTTTGTGGATCATCGGGCGGTAGACAGTGACCGCTTTAACGCAGTGTTAACCGTTACGCGCGACAATGACGGTGCCAGCATCTCGCTGGATAACGAGGTCGCAGATGGAGCCAACAATGACGGACCAAAGCACGGTACAAGAGTTCGCCCCACCCAAGGCGCGCAAAGTGGACAAGGGGTTAAGCTCGCTGGCCGACATACTCGGGCGGCACGTCGACCAGACTAACACCATCGACAGTAATCCGGTACAAGCCATCGCGGCGGCGCTCAAGAGCCTGACCTACGACGAGGCGCAGCAAATCGGCATCGGCTTGGCCGCCGAGATAAATAAGAACCAGGACAAGGACGCCGGGTTTGATTTTTCGGTGGCACCGATTAAGCTGGCCCCGATCCTAACCCACCTGGTGCAAACCTGGGCAACAACCGTAAGCCAAGCATCCAAGGAATAAATGGGCACCGACCTAGTACCAACCCCCTGCGTGCCGCCCTCGCGATGCCCCGAGTGCGGCGCGCTTAATGATGCCGCCTCCGTTATTGGCGAACTCTACGCCCGCCCCCATTCGGGCGATGCCAGCATATGCGCGTACTGCCGGCACGTTGCGGTGTTCAACGAGGACCTGACCCTCCGCGAGCCAAGCATTGACGAGCTTCTAAAGTTTGCTCGCGATGCGCGGGTTACGGTGGCGTTGAAGGTGCTCGCGAAAAATCCATTCAAGCCCGAATAATTCTTCGACTGTATACCTTTCGATATATCCCCTCTCCGTTAAAAATCGGTAATGTCAACGGGTTAACTCCACCCCAAGCACGGAGGCTTTATGAAAGCCAAGCTATTACTCACTGCGGTTGCGCTTGCCGCGTTCGGTTTGACGCCCGCAAGCGCACAGACGACCATCGGCGTCACGTCCAATAACGGATTTGACTCCGGTGTCCCGCAAGCTGCGGGTTCTGGTTCGGTGACAGACAATCTCAACGGGACCGTCACCATCCAGCTTAACCTCGACCCTGCCGGGCAGAATTTCGACCTATTCTTTCACGGGGCGAGTTCAGCCGGCCATCCGACCATCGGGTTCGACCTCGGCAAGGACATCAATAATACGTCTGTCCTTGGCGCGGACCTGCAACTCCTCAGCGCAACATTCACCGACGCGAACCCATCCGGGACCACGGCGGGCTTGCTGTTGCTGAATGTCGGCCAAATGGACGGGACAGGCACGTGGCAGTTCGGGATCGACTGCAACACGTTTTGTCAGGCCAATACGACGCACGTTACCAGCGTGTCGTTTACGCTTGGCGATACGTTGCAGGGTGGTCTGAACTTGGCCAGCCTTGTGCCGAATGCAGCGGGCAATCTTCTCGGCCTGACCGTGTGGTCGGACACGAGCGCCACTGCCGGCAATGGCCTGACCGGCTTCGCATCGGTCAATCCGGTCGCGGCAGTTCCAGAGCCTGCAACATGGGCCATGATGCTCCTCGGCTTCATCGGTCTCGGGTTTGCGTTCCGCTCACGTCGGCGGATCGCGGGCTTCGCCTAATAACAAGAAACGGCATCGATATCGGGATGGGCGTACGCGCCCTTCCAAGTTTTCCCTCCACCTAATCGGGTGACAAAATGAAGCAACTCTTACTAGCAAGCGTGTTCGCCTTGGCGGTAGGTCCCGCCCTCGCAGATGCGATCAATCTAACGGCGACCGTCGACGGAGTGGCCGCTGGCTCTGCCAGTAGCCCTGATGGTTCGTTGACCATCACCAATCAAGCGTTCGGCGTTTTTAATTTGAACAGCTTGAGCATCAACTCGGAAACATTCCTGGCACCCCCAGGTATCCTTTCGAGCAATACGCTAGACGTGGATCAAACCGCGCTTGGCAACCACACGCTGGTCTTGGACATCACGGCGACCGGTCTTGCTGGGCCGAATGCGCTGGAGAACTTCCTGTCGAGCTTCTCGGTGAGCGGTCAGACGGCAGGCTGGAGTGTGATCGAGCGAACGACCATAAATGGCGTGCTGCTTGCCACCACTCCCACGTTCACCGGAGTGTCTGACTCGGCGTCCTCCATCAACGCCGCGTTTGCGGGCACGCTCTTCACTGCCGATGAGCACTATCTGATCTCCTCGGTCGGTGAGGGTTCATTCAACGGGGGTATTGACATATCCACGGCGGTGCCGGAGCCGGCGACCTGGGGCATGATGCTCCTGGGCTTCGTTGGACTCGGCTTTGCCTTCCGCAATCGGCGGCGGGTCACCGGCGCGTTCGCGTAATCCTCTCCGCATTCAAGTGTTACCAGGGGGCGCACGCGCCCCCTGTTGTTTAGAACATTCTAAAGAGGGTTCCCGATGTTTAACTTTAGCCACGTGCCCCCGGAGACGGCGCTCCCGGCATTCGCACTCTTGTTCGCTGCCATTGCCTTGTACGCCATCGTCGGGCGTTGGTACGTCCCCAAACCGCTAATCGTTGCGCCACGCATCACCGATAGGCCGCCGCCGCCCAAGAACGGGCGTGAGGAATGGCGGCTGGGCGGCTACATCAAAACCAACATCTGCCCCGACTGCGGCGGCGAGGACTTCTATCAAGGACCAACCGCAGGCACGAACGTCAACATCTATTGCTCCAACCCGAGATGCCGGCACGGCTTCAACGTCGCCAACTACGGGGATGGGGATATATGGGCGGAAAGGACACAAGATGGACCCGACCGACTCTACCACTGACACAGCTACCGCGCCCCGGAGGCGCGGTCGGCCACCAGGTTCAAGACGGACAAATCAGCAAACGGTCGTTATGCATCTCGCGCCCGAGACCAAGGAAGCGCTACGGGCGGAGGGGTTGCGGCATCGCCGCTCAATGGGGCGGCAGGCCGCGATGTTAATCGAGGAGGCGATGCTAATCCGTAAGCTGCTGGTGACCCTCGGCGTCCGGTTGGAGCATCGCCAGGAAGCGGGCGGAACGCTGGTTAGCGTTTGGCGAGTCGATAACCCTCAATCATAACCGACCATCCCGCCGCCAACTGGACCGGGTTCGAGACCCGGATCGACCACGGAGCCTACGCGGGTGGGCACCATCTCTGGCGGCACTGGGGAGGATCGAGCAGGCCCGGAAGGAGGACCCGCGCTAGGGGGCAACGCAGGTCCCCCTAGCGCCATCGACGTTAGAGCGTCGGGGTAGACGACTTGAGGCAATGGGGGTGGGGGGATTGCCGCAGCGTCGTCACCCGTAACGCTAGTCCCGACCGGCATTACTTGCAAGCCGAAAAACATATTTATACAGACCCCGATCTGCCCATCCCACATGGTGGTTACTTGCAGGTTCGGGTCGGTCGGCGTCGGCGTGATCGCCCGTAGCGCATCCATGTAGTAGCCGGGAGCCAATGGCGCGGTGAGCTTGTTGTCAACCAGAACCACGCCCTGCCCGCCCGTCGCCGGCTCCGCGACTTGGAAAGTCCAGCCTTGGTCGATTGCCGTCATCCCGTCCGGCCCCAGCAAAATCCACTCGACCGTAGCGTTGGTCAGGTCGTACGCTGAGCCGTCCGGGTTGAGCAGGGTTGCCTGGATTATCCAATCATCGCCTGCTCGAAGCTCGACGTAGTCGTGATGCGTTACCGCCACTGCCACCTCCTACAAAGGAGGTCTGGCCCGACGCAATCTTACGAGAGGTCGGACCAGACCGCGCCGAGCCCTCCAGGGAAGTTAGGCTCTGCGTTTGTGAAACGAGCATCGTTGCCGGCTGTCCGGTGAAGCTGACCCCGGGCCGACTGGCTGTTATCGCGACGGCAGGGCCGGCCCCAACCAGCGGGGCGGCTCCTGCTTTGCCGGTGATGGTGGCGGGTCCTGCAACCGCTACCGCGTTGATGACGCTACCGGACTGCCCCGTGATGGTGGCGGGTCCGACGACAACTTCAGCACTTGGCCCTTCGCCCTGCCCGATGAAACCGGCGTCGATCCAGGGCGGCAGCGGGTAGGTGAAGTGGCCGACGTGAACGTCGAGGGCCGCCAGGTCGCCGGCCTCGGTCGCATCCAGGCTGCCGTAGGCTTCGGTGACCGCGAGGAAGCTGGCGGCATCCGCCGCTTCGGTTGCCGCCAACGCGCCGAGCACGCCAACGAGTCCGGCAACGGCGGCGCTATCGTTGGTCTCGGCGGCGGCCAGCGCACCGCTGCTTATGACCTGGCCGGCTACGCTGGCACTATCCGCTGCCTCGGTCGCCAGCAAGGCACCGTGCCACGCGGTAGCGCTGGTGAATATCGCAACGTCGGGGGCTTCGCTCGCGGCCAGCGAACCCATGAGGCCGGCGAGGCCGGCGAGGTTGGCATGGTCGGCGGCTTCGCTTGCCGCCATGCTTCCGTACCACGCAACGACGCCGGGGAGGCTGGCGCGATCCGCCGCCTCGGTGGCGGCCAGCACGGCTTGCCACGTTCGCGCGCCGGCAACCGCCGCTATATCCTGAGCCTCGGGCGCGGCCAACGCACCCAGCAAGCCGACAAGGCCGGCTACGGTAGCGCTATCGCCGGCCTCGGGCGCGGCCAGATTGCCGTACCAAGCCACGGTGCCGGGGAACGCCGTGCTATCGCCGGCCTCCGCCGCAGCCATCGTCGCCAGCCAAGCAACCGTCCCGGAGTAGGCGGCGAGGTCGCCGGCTTCGCTGGCCACCAAACCAGCAAGCGTCTGCGCCTGGCCGAAGATAGCCGCCAGGTCAGCAGCTTCGGTGGCGGCCAGCGTGCCGGGCCAGGTAATGCTGCCGGAGCCGGCGGCGCTATCGCCCTGCTCCGCTGCCGCCATATTCCCGAGCCATTGAACAATGCCGGAATAGGCAGCGACGTCGTCAGCCTCGATGGCCGCCAAGTTGCCGAATTCGGTGACGTTGCTTTCGATATCGGCAAAGTCAGCAGCTTCAATCGCGGCGAGGGTGGCGAACCAAGCAACGGTGCCAACTACGGCAGCCTGATCCGAGTCCTCGGTGGCGGCCAGAGGTCCAAATAGACTGACCGTCCCGACTACGCTGAAAACGTCGGTGTAGAATTCCGCCGCCGCCAGCGCGCCGAGCGTATAGGCTTGCCCAGGAAACGATGTAGTATCGCCGGCCTCGGTCGCCGCCAGCGCACCGACGATGCCCAGGCTGCCGGCGAAGGCAGCGGCGTCCGCGACTTCGGTAATGGCCAGCGTGCCGGTGAGCAGCGGCACCGCGTCGGCGCTGATGAGCGCGGTATCGCCGGCCTCGGTCGCCGCCAGCGTAGCAAACCATGCGGCGGAGCCGGCTAGGCTGGCGGAGTCGCCGGCATCGGTCGCCGCCAGGGTTCCGAGCGCGCCGAGCAGGCCGCTTGCCGCCATGCTGTCCGCAGCTTCAGCGACGGCCAGCGCGCCGAGCCAAACTGCGGACGCTTCGAAGTCAGATGTGTCGTCGGCTTCGGTGGCGTCCAGCGACCCGAGCAGGCCAACGAGTCCAGCACCGCTGAACAAATCATCGGCTTCGGTCGTCGCCAGCGCGCCGGTCCAACCGGAGAGCGTAGTGAAGATGGCGGAGTCACCAACCTCGGTGGCGGCGAAGCTGCCAAACCATTCGACGCTGACTTCAATGTCGGAGCTATCGCCGGCTTCGGTCGTGGCCAGCGCCGCTTGCCAGTCAACCGTGGCAGGTACTCTGAGCTTATCCGCCGCCTCGGTCGTATCCAATATCGCGAGCCAAACGACCTGGCCGGAGACGTCAGCACTATCGTCGTTCTCGGCGGCGGCCAGCGTTCCGATTACGCCGGCCAGCCCTTCGAAATCGGAGGTGTCGCCGGCCTCGGTCGCGGCCAGCGAACCGGACCAGCCGGAGAGCGTGGTAAAGATCGCACTGTCGCCGGCTTCAGTTGCGGCCAGCGCGGCGATCCATTCAACCGCCCCGGAGACGCTGGCGCTATCGCCGGCTTCGGTTGCCGCTAGAGACCCGAGCAGTCCGACCAGGCCGGATAGACTCGCGGCGTCTGCCGCCTCGGCGGCGGCCATCGTCCCATACCAGGTGACGATGCCGGGGATGGCAGCGGAGTCGCCTGCCTCCGTCGCCGTTAATGCTGCGAGCCATTCGACCGCGCCGGACAGGGCGGCAATGTCATCCGCCTCGGCTGCGGCTAGGCTTCCGAGTAATCCAACAAGACCTGTGAGACTGGCGGAGTCGCCGGCTTCGGCTGCTGCTAGGCTGCCGTACCAAGCAATGGTGCCGGAGAAGCTGGAAGTGTCGGCGGCTTCGGTTGTCGCCAACGTGCCGAGCGTGACCGCCGAGCCGGTGATTGACGCGCTATCGCCAACCTCGATGGCGACCAGCGTTCCGGTTATGGCTGGCCAAACAATCGAGCCGGCCAAGGCGGCGGAGTCGCTTGCTTCCGTGACCGCCAGCGTGCCCGCTATAGCGGGCAGCATAATCATATCGGCGGTTAGGTTAGTATTATCCGCCGTGAATTTGGTGGTGTCGGCGGTTAGCGTAACGGACGCGTCGGCAGTGTATAGGGTACTATCCGCAGTTACCGAAGTGAGATCGGCGGTTGGGAATATCATTGGTCAATGGACCACCCAACCCCGACGCCGTCGTTGACTGGAAGCAGCTTTAGCCTCTGGTAGTTCGTGCTGAGTACGATGGTGGCCAGCCCATCCATGAACTCGCTGGCCGCCGCCGTGATGGTCAGGTTGTTAGCGGCGAAGTGGCCGCCGACGTCCTTGAACACGAGTGGCACGCCACCGCGCGACCCGGATGGCGGCAGGGTGCAGGTGGGAGACCCGCTGCTAATCGCGCAGTTGATGATTACGTCGGTGGCCGCGACCGTGATGGGGCTGGCCGTCACCCGCCGCTGCGGCTGGTACAATTCGGCAAAGTTCTTGTTGCACTTGTCGAACGCCGTCCGCACCGGATCGCCGGTGCCATCGTTGGGGGCCGAGCCGATGCCAATGGATTGCTGGGTCACTTCTTGAATGCGTCTTTCGGTTCGGTCACGTTGATGGTGCCGGTAATCGGCGGCGGGACCTCGCGACCGTGCTTGCGATGCAACGCCGCGACCGCTTTCTCCTGCTCCGCGAACGGCTTGAACTTATAGAGGTCCAGCAATCCTTTCAGTTCGTCATCGAAGTCCATGCGTCACCTATGGGGCGTGGGTTATAGTTCCGCTGGAGAGTGTAACGGTTTGCCCGCTGGTGATCGAGGTCGAATTCAGGTTGATATCCGAGCCGGAGGTGCCGACCGTCAAGCCGCTGACCTGGACGTTGCCACCACCGTCCTTGATGCGCGCCGCCGCAGCGGTGTTGGTGCCGGCGAGCGAGGCGGTGCCGCTTTTCGGAACGCCGAGCATGGTTATCTGCTGGCTGCCTTCCGAGAACGACGGCTTGCTCAAGGTGATGGTAACGATGACCGCCGCCATCGCGGCGGTGCCGATCTCGATGTAGGCCGCCGCCGCGTTGTTGTCGATTGCGTTGAGCACCGCCGTCATACGGGTATCCTTGAGTGCTGCTGCGTAGTTGACTGCCATTTGATCTAACTCCTTTGATTGAACGAGAGCATTATTGTACCTTTGGGCGGGCGATTTGAGAGCTAGGGAGCTAGAGGTGCCAAGGGTAGCCCGCCAAAACGCACCAGCGGGCCTTAAAATGGCTCCCAGGGGCCTCCTATTCCGGGGCAAACCCCCCTAACGGCGGGTCACCGGCATCCCTTCGGCCCGAAAAACGGTCTCAAGGCTGTCGCTTACGGCATCCGCTATTTGCCCGGTGGTCATGGCCTCCATATCGATGCCAAGCTCCCCGATGCTTACGGGCAGCTTGCGCAGCGGCCAGAACGGCTTGAGCACGCAGCGGCAATGCGGATGCAACAAGCCGGCGTCCTCGCCTTCGCCCAGGTACAGGGTCGCCTGCTTATCCCGTATCTCGGTCATGGAGTATGGGTTCTCGGACGCCGCCTCCAGGCAGATAGGGCAGACCTGCTCGTCGTCCGCAGTTACGATCTTGACCAGCATATCATCGCCTGCCGTTTCGTCGGCCACCTCTTCCTCGTCCCCGGTTTCCGGCGGCGCTATCTCGGAGGTGTCCATCTTCCACGTCCAGTTATTGGGCGTGGCCGGCGTTACCTTGATCTTGGAGATGATGTACTCAACCGACATGCCAGTACGACTGGCGATCCTGCGCGCGGTCGCCAACATCACATTGCTGCCCACCGAGTTGATGGCGCGGGCAACATTGACGTTGGTATAGGATGGGACTTTCCCGAGCAGCGAGGCGAACTTGAGCAACGCACTGACGTCGGCCTTGACTTCCATTTTAGTTATTGCAGAACGCCGTCGGTTGCGGCGTGAAATTGATGCCGGTGCTGTATCTAGCCACGTTGCTGATACGAAACTCATCGAGAAAGCCGGGCACGTTTGGGGAGCCGCCGCTGTAGGCGTTTCCCAACAGCAACGGGAAACTGGCACCGAGCCATATCGAGTCAGTCGAACCCGTCACCCCTGCTGTTGGATTGAGCGTGGTGCCGTTGATGAACATGCTCCACGTTCCCGACTTGCGAACAACAGCGAACTGCGTCCATGTGTTGGTGACGGGCGTCCATGCCCATGGGCCGTACTGATGGTCTAAACCAGAAGTTGGATTGATATAGTGGCCTAGTGTGAATGCCCCACTGTTCGTCTGACCGTAATTGAGAGTGAAGCTGACGTTGTTCCCCACGAGATAATCTTCATAGAGAACAAACTGTGTCGCAGCGGACGTGAGATAAAACCACCCCTCCATTGTTAGGTCGCCCGTCGTCGCGGCAGGGGAAGTAGCAGCAACAAAGGTGCTGCTGGTGGTCACGTTGTTTCCAGAGTAGCCGCCAAACTTGCTCTGCGTGTTCGAATACACCGCCCCTGAAACGAGCGACAACGTGCGGCTGTTCCCGCTGCTGTCCGTGCCATTGTTGTCGAAGTGCCACAGCCCGAGAGTGTTCGCGAAGGTGCCACCGCCTTGTGTATTAGCAGTGCAGCCCGCGCCAGCGGTCTCGACCTTGGCGACGAAGTAGGAATTTCCGGCGGGGGCCGCGAAAGCATATGTGCAACTCGTGTTCGGCGCAGGACAAGATGCTTGCGATGCATTGTGATATTCTTGAAAGTTAGTTCCCCCATTGGATGTCACCTGCGTGGCACCGCTGGTTACGTTGATCCCGACGATCAAATCCTTGCTCGGATCGAAAGCGTAGTTTATGGCGTCGCTCACTACGGTCGAATTCACCGGAATGGTCACGCCGTTAGCGCCGCTCCACGTCACCCTGACTTGCGAGCCGTCATAGTTCTGCGTTGCAGTTCCGGTAGGTCCAGCAGAGTGCCCGACGAATACATCAGAGAGAACCAGAGCGACCGATCCAGACCTGATCGACACTCTGACTTGCGAGGATGCGTTAGGTGACCCATACGCGCCGGTTCCGATCCACTGTCGGACACCGAAGCTGTTCCAGCCTGTGTTGTCAGAGCCAGGAGCAATGGTGACCAAGCTTTGCCAAGGTGAAGGGGGTGGTCCTTCATCAATGATCACCTTGCCGGAACCGCCAGCAACGCCTGTAGAAAAACTTCCGCCAGCACCGCCGCCCGTATTCGCGGCTCCTGCTGTACCAAGACCGGCTGCGCCACCAGCCCCACCGCCGCCTGCGCCACCAGCACCAAAGTTTACAGGAGCCTCGCCGCCGCCGCCGCCCGCGTAAGTCGTTCCATCAATCGGACAAACAGTACCATCGCCACCCTTGCCGCCGGAACCGCTTGCAACGTCAGTTGCATTAGCGCCGGGATTGTTACTTGGACCGCCGCCGCCGCCGCCGCCGCCAGTAGCAATGACGACGCCGCCGCTGCTTCCGCCGTTGCCGCCCTGCGATCCGAGGCCCCCGGCATTTATTGGACTGCCTTGACCGCCACCGCCACCAGCACCGCCGTTGCCACCAACAGCACTATTATTGCCGCCAGCCCCGCCGCCGTTCGCAGTAAACCCGATAGCTGTCGTGTTAGCGCCAACAGTGCTCGCCGGTCCACCAGCGCCGACAGTGATTGCATTGGCTCCGTTCGCCAGCGTTCCACCGGAGCCTATAAACATTCCGCCGCCACCACCGCCGCCTGCGCCGTTGCCACCAGAACCGTTGCCGCCACCACCACCGCCCGCAACGATGCAGTATCTAACTGTGGTAGTTACGGCACACGTGATGGTGCCGCTCGAAGTCATCGTGTAGCGATTAAAGCCGTTTACGACGGTTGCGGTGTTTCCAGTGCCCGAGACCGTGCAACCCGGTATCGTGCCGCCTTCAACGATGATTACCTCGCCGCTGCCGCCGATTGAACCGTCCTTGACGCTCGCTGCCGCTGCCTCGCTGTTGCCGCCCGCGCCGCCGCCAGTGTTGGGCGCTCCGGGCACGCCCTGATTGTCACCGCCAGCCGTGCCAGCATTGCCGCCGCCACATGTAGCCGTCGCCGTCGTGCCGCCATTGTAGGTACCACCGGCACCGCCGCCTGCGATGCAGCTTGCTAGACCAAAACCAGTTGGGGTGACCCCGATGCCTCCGGTCCCGCCCGTGCTGCCTGTTCCACTGCCGCCGGGGCCTCCATCACCGGCACCCGCGCCCGCGCCGTAGTTGGTCCCGGTAAAGCCCGTGCCACCGTTGAAGTGCGTGCCGACACCAGCACCCCCACTGGCATTCTGCCCACCAGCGCCGCCACCGTTGTAGCCGCTGCCACCCGTCGATCCATTGTTCGCGCCGCCCGCCCCACCCACGGCACCATCACTCACAGAACTTGCCGTGCCCGGATTGCAGAATGGTGCTCCTTGCGGCGTGAAGTTGCCGGTGTAGCGCACCATGTTGCTGACGCGAACTTCATCCATGTAACTGTTGGCAGGCATCATGTAGGTGTTGGAATACGCCCGACCGATCTTCCACGTCGTCGCCGAGCCACCTGCCGTGCTGGTCGGTAATCCAGACTTGGGACTGCCAGCTTGCTCCACACCATCGAGGAAGATGCGAAGGTTGCCGCCCTGCCGCTCCCACGCGACGTGGTGCCAAGCATTCGGTGTGAATACAGCGATTGTGGCTGTGATCGTCGCTGACGTACTAGCAATTTGCGAACCTAAAGCTGGAGCAGAATATGCCAGCAAGTTGGTCGCTTGATCGTCGCCGATCCAGCCGAAGTAATTGGCAGGAACGGCAGTCATGTAGAGCCAAGCTTCAGCCGTAAAATCGCCAGTCAACGAGAGACTCGTTCCCGGAAATCCTGCATAGTCTCCCGTGGCCACAATCTTCAGCGAGCCACCAAATTTTGCTTGCGTCGCTGAATAAGCTGCCGTGCCGTTCAATGTTAAGCCGCGTGTGCCAGCGGAACTGTTATCGGTGCCGCTGTTGTCCATGTGCCACAGGCCAAGGACGTTCGCATCGCTGCCGCCGCCTTGGGTGTTTGCTACGCAACCGATTGTTGTGGTGCCGCCCGCGCTTCCTGTCCCGGCCGTGGCATGTATTCCGCCCGCGCCGCCCGCGCCGATCAAAATCGGGATGGTGCCGCTAAAGTTTCCGATACCGCTTACGGTCTGACCGGCTGCGCCGCCGCCACCCGATGCGTTGTTCGATCCACCGGCCCCCGCACCGCCACCACCGCCGCCGCCGACCAACAGATATTTGGCAACGCGGCTCGACGGACAAAGCAAGCTGCCATTGCTGACAAAGTTGTAGGCGGTTTGACCACCAACAGATGTGATCGTGTTGCCGGTTCCACTAGTGAGGCAGTCATTGCCGCTAGTTGAATACGCTACGATGACGATGCCGCTGCCGCCGTTGCCGCCGTTGCCAACAGCACCACCGTATCCTCCACCACCACCGCCGCATCCTCGATTGTTTACGCCCGGGCTGCCTGCTACACTGCCAGCCGCAGATGCACCGGCGCAGGCATCGCCGGGATTTCCAGCGGATGTAGGATAACCTGATCGCCCGCCGCCGCCAGCGCCCGCCCCGTAGACCGTGGATGTTCCACTGATTGACGACGTGCAGCCGGTGCCGCCATTGCCAGAAGCACTGTTAACCCCATTAATGCCTTGGCTACCACATCCGCCGCCGCCGCCAGCCGAAAGGTTTCCGGCTGGATAGCCATCTCCACCCTTGAGGCCCTGCACCGGCGGACCAGCGGTTCCGGCCCCTCCGACTGTCGCCGAGGCAGAAAGTCCAGCGCCGCCGCCGGAACCGCCAGCCGCGCCATTTGTGTTAAATCCGCCACCTCCGCCACCTGTCGCAGTGAGTGTCGAACCATGCAAAGCCGTAACATTAAATACACTGTCATTGCCGTTACCACCGCTACCGGCGGCACCAACCCCGCCACCACCAACGGTGATTTGGAGAGCGTCGCCCGCTGTGATCGAATAGAAGCTGCTGAGCACCCCGCCGCCACCGCCGCCGCCACCACTGCCGCCGCCCCCGGCTCCACCTCCAGCAACTACGAGATAACTGACGTTCCTCGTTGACGGACACGTCAGCGTGCCGCTTGCTGTAAACGTGTGGATGGTGGTGCTGCCAGCAACCGTAATCGTGCCGCCAGTGCAAGGAGGGGCAGCACCACCGCCCGCGACCAATATCGGCGCGAACGTACCGGGAAGCTGCGCGTAGAGACTCCACGCGCTCGCCAGCAGAAATGCTAGTGATATTACTGTGCGTCTCATTTCACATCCTTCAGCAATGCGCCGCCGATGCAGTACGTGGTCGAGATGCATTGATAGGCGAGTATATCGACTGCTGTCGCGCTGCCGGTGGTGAGCACGACGTTGCAGCCGCCGGGGCATTTGAGATTTGTGTTGATGGTAGAAGGCACCGTGAAGCTACCGGCCCCGCTCTGGATGAAACGGATTAAACCTGCTTGCCCAGCCTTGACGTTGGTGAAGGAGATGGTGGTGATATTGCCGGTCAGCGTCACGCTGGCGTTGATGAACGTCGAGAAATCAAAGGTTGTGGTTGCACCATAGGTAACGGCGACCTCGGCGGTGAATACTTGATCTGCTGGCAAAATCTTGCCAGCGGTGCCAGCCCTGAAGTCCGCCGCCGCCGCCATATTGAGCCGTGCATTATTAAGCGTGCCGCTGCCGATGTTGTTGGCATTGGTCGCGTCGGTCGTGGCTGATGTAGCAAATGGTGCGCCGCCGGTTTTGGTACAAGTAATGCTAGGCACCGCCAGCGTGCAATCGCCGCCCATTGCGTATTCGCCATAGACGCCCGCATTGTTGTACGGAGTGCGGCCCGAAGTGCCACCAGTGATTACCGTCGAGTTCACTTGGATCGGAGCGGTTAACGGAGCTGGAAGATCAGCACCGACCAAAGCTCGCCAACTAGGCAAGCCCGTGCCGCCCGAGGGCGGGCCAGCACAAAATGTGTTAGCACCCGGTTGGCCCGAGCACTGCGCTTGCGCGACGTCAGTGAGGGCGATCAGCGCGATGCTAACAAGCAGCGCGCGAAAAATCAGAGCATTGCCCATCCTGTGTTCACTCCGTCATTTAGTGGATAGAGTCGCAGGAACTGATAGTTGGTGTTGAGCGTGATGCTGGCGAGATTATCCATCTTCTCCGCGCCGGCACAGTTGATAGTCAAAGGGTGTGCTGCGAATTGCCCGGCAATGTCCTTGAACACAAGCGGCCTGCCGGCGCGCGTTGCCGCCGAGGGTAAATTGCAGGAGGCCGCAGTCGCGATGTTGCAATTGATGACCTCGTCATTTGCCGTGAGCGAGATAGGGGATGCCGTGACGCTGCGCTGCGTTGGCGGTAGCGGCTTGCCAGACAGATCGGCATAAGCTCCGCTTGCTGCAACCGCCGCGAGGCCGAGGTTGTTGCGCGCAGTCGGAATGCTTATGAGATCGCTGAGGTTGTTCGCCCGCAGCATGTCACCCGAGCCAGCACCCGCAGGTCCGGCCACGCCTTGTTGACCTTGCATGCCGGCGATGCTGACAGTCCAGTCAGCGTGCGTGCCAGAACCGTTTATAAGGTCCGACGTGAAGGTGAGACTTGTGCCGCTGTAGGCGGTGACGGTGCCTTCCATCCATTCGCCGCTTGATTGCGAAGCCGCACGCACCCGCGAGCCAACAACATAAGCATATCCAGCAGCGGTCAAAATGAGTGTGATTGATCCTATTACGACTGCTTGTGACGATGTAGAAAGGCCACCATATCCGGGTCCAGGATTTCCCTGAACGCCCTGGTTTCCGGGAACGCCCTGAGAGCCTTGCGGACCTTGTGTCCCTGGCGGCCCGGCAGGCCCGGTTTGCCCGGTTGCTCCGGTCGTGCCTTGAGGCCCTGCGGGTCCCGGAGGACCGACCGCGAGCAGCAGACCCGCGCTTCCCCACGCTGGCGTGTTTGTATGAAGATACGGTCCCCACAGATACGCGGCTGCCCCTGGCGTGGCCGGATTGCTTTGCAAATAATAGTCGCCGTCGACGGGTGACGCTGGATTGGTTCCGGTCGGCGCATTTACACCGGTCCAAATCACATTGCCCGGGCGACCAGCTACGCCCTGTGCGCCCGGATTGCCCTGTGCGCCGGGATTGCCTGCCCCTGATAAATTCCAGTCACTATGAGTGTTCGAGTCCCGCGTCTGACTAATCAGGTCAATCGTAACCAGCATGACGCCAGCGGAATAAGAATTGACGATACCTTCCATCCAATCATCTTTAGGCAATGCCGCCGATGAGAACCGTACTCTGCTTCCCGGCAAATAGGCTAAGTTAGTCTGCGTTATGAATGTTTTTGGACCAACGCTGATAGCGAATACCGATGTGCTGGTCCCGTTGTAACTCGGGCCAGTCGGCCCAGGCGGGCCGATGACACCGGCTGAACCGTTGATGACGTCGACGGTATTGATAGTCATCTGGTGACTCCCTGCACGACAGAAACAGTGCCAGACGCGAGCATGCGCGTATAGCCGTCCGCCACGCCTAGCATGTCATAGACGTAGGTCGCGGGCGGAAGCAGCAGCATGGTTGCCGCCGGCACCAGCAACTGCCAAGTGTTGTCGTAAACAACGATCAGACCGTTATCGGTCGAGGCTTGGATTACGACGGTCGCGGCGGGCGGGCTGGAGCGAAGCTCAAGTTCGAACGCGATGCCATCCAAATCAATCGGCTGCGGCGGCGCTTGCAAGTCCCAATACTCTAGGCCATCCAGCCAATCGGCATTGGTCGCCACGGTCATGGCCATCGCGACTTGCGGCATGTAAAGGATATTTGTGGGCATGGTTTTATTGTGGTGTTAAGAAGGATGGAGGCGTTGGCCACGGCGGCATGCCGGTGGGAACGATGTAGGCGACGAGTTGATCGAAAGTTAGCGTTCCAACATTGGTGATTTGCGTGTCTCTGTAGGAATTCACTGCGGCAACCCAATTCATCGTGGCCAATGAGTTGGCGTCAGTAGGTGTTTGGGACAATTTATAAAGAGCATTCCTTTGAACATCCGCAGGCGCATACTTGTTGATTAACTGGGCGGCTTGCTCAGTAACACCCGCCGCTACCTGTGACGTTAGCCCTGGGACAGTTATAATGTTTTGGTCCGCAGCACTGGTGAAGCTGGGATGAATAATCTGTTGATCAGCGAGATGCTTCTGGTCGGATGACCAGGTGAGATCAGGCAACTGTTGAATGTTCATATAGTATTTTTTGTCAGGCATGGTTGTCGTGATTATTGCCATTTGGCCCTCCTTCATTCGAGGCTATTCGATACTTCTCACTGAACTGACGATCTATCTCAGCCGTCCATCGAGGGCTCACTTCCATCCTGCGTTTAGTCCAAGCATCAACGATGGCTGCTAATTCCGCCAACCTTCGTCGTGTTTCCTCGCAAAAGTGACAGGTCACGATTGCTGTTTCCCAGGAAAGTCAGTCTGCAGATGGCTCAGATCGAGATTGAGACACGTCCAGTTATTGTTTTGGCCACTGAAGTCCTTGCCCAACCCAGTCGGCGTAACATCCGATCCATTCTGCCAGTTCAGATAAAATCCATTTGTGCCAAACGGCAGTGCCGCGATCACGCTCGGATCGAGCGGCACAAGGATGCCGTTGTTAGCCACGGCAAATTTTGTGTAATCTCCTATCGCCTGACCATCGATGCCAATCACTTCTGCGAAACGGAGCCGGCTGCTCGCATAGTATCCAGCGGCTGATCCTAGTGGACCACCAGTACAATCCCACATCGCTCCGATAGTATGTATCAACGTGCTGTTCCAAGGGGCGTTGCCAGCGATTGATCCCTTGCTCTTTAGAATTCCGTCCAAATAGGCATATAGAAAGGCCCCATCAGCAACAATCAGAACATGGTGCCATTTATTGTCAACAAATACGCCTGACGTGTAGTAGCCGTTGGTCTCGCCGGTGTAGGACTGATATGATCCGATACCCGCCACTTGGCCGCCGGAATTAGCCCAAAACAGTTCAAAAATGTTGCCGCCGGTACCATCACCGCCGCAAATTACTCCAAACCAATTCATGGTGCAGCCCCACCATGTCCCACCTTCATCACCGGCAGAGAACAACATATCGCCAGCCGGGCCGACAGGAAGCTTTGCGAAGGCACTGATGGTGAACACTTGCCTATTTGTGCTCAACGAAGGAGAACGAGTCAGACAGGATGTGGTGTTACCTGTTATGTAATAAGGAGTGCCGGGAGGGTCCAATTGCAGCGACCTGCCATCGTAGGCTTTGGGTGCCGCAGGTATGGTTTGCGCGCCTGAGTTAAAAACATCGAGCAACTGCCACTGAACTGAGTCGAACACGAGGAGCCATATCTGGTTCGGCACACCATCGCCGGCTACGATTGGCGAACCATCGGGATGCGCGACTGGATGTATTGGAAACCCATTTGGTGCGAAGTCAGTTGGGCCTTGGATTACCTGATCAAGCTTGACCTCGACCGTGCGGCCCTCGTTGATGTCGGGTAACACCGGGCTGTATAAACCGATCACGTGGTTCTTCACGACCTGCGTCGTGCTTTGCCAATTCGGGTCGAGCGCGCCGGTGTCATGGACGTACGGAATATCAACCTGATGCAACGTCGTTGCACCGCCAGTGGAACCGTCCGCGCCCATATTTTGGAGCTGAAAGAAAGTCCCATCTGAAACCAAAGTAGCAATCTGACCGGCCACCATATCGTTAGCTAGAAGCTCGGCACCATCCCTACGCTTGATAGATGTGGGATTTAGACTGCCGATGGCTATCGTCGTCGGTCCAGTGACCGTATGCGCAATGAGAACATGTAATGTCAGTCCTTGGGTGTAGGAGTTGACGGGCGGACTGAAGTTGGAAATCTCCACAGTGTTCAGCGGGCCACTATCAAGACTAAAAATCAGTTTGCCGTCGCGCACTGCGCGCGTCATCTGGTTCAAGTCTTGATCGGTAGCGGCTTGCAGCGAGTTGGTGATTAGGTTGACTATTTCCCGCTGCGGGTATTCAAACGCTGACGCGGGCGGCACGCTGCCAGGGCGACCGATGGTAGGATCGCCATTTATGTAGGAGGCGTTCGGGTCAATGAGGCCGGGTGGTCCATATGGAGCCTGATACTGCACGTTGTCTCTCCTTTAAGAATAGCGAAGTTTATGGGTAGCACTTCCTACCCGTGCCGGCGGGACTGGCGTCAAGCCTGCCGGAGGTGCTGGCCAAGGCGGCATTCCAGTGGGCGGGATGTAGGTGACGATTTGGTTGAAGTTTAACGTATTGATGTTAGCAATCTGGGTGTCTCTGTAAGCGTTGACAGCTACGATCCAGTCCATCATCGCCTTAGCGTTGGTCCAAGCCGTGCCGGATGTTTGCGTTGTTAAAATGAAGAGAGCATTTCGCTGCAAATCACTGGGCGCGTACGTGTTGATCAATTGCAACGCCAGAGCTTTCAAGCTGTTCGAAGTAATCGTGCGCAAGCCGGGAACTAGAATACCCGCGCTGCTGTATCCGCCCCTGACCGGATATATGGTCGTATCCTCAAGCGCAAGTGGATCGGCAGCCCAGTCCCCATTGTCATACTGCACGATGTTCGTGTAGTATTTAGGATCGGGTCTATCACGTGTAAGAATTGCCATTTTATTACGGTCCCGATGTCGTGCGCCATCCAGGCGGGAGGCCGGTTGGCCAGGTGCCGCCGTTGGTGAAGGTTCCGAAGGTCTCGGTGGAGTCAGGATTGCCGGGATAGTCCAAATGCAGGTGCGCAGCCGTGAAGTTCACAGGCGTCCAGTCGTTCTTGTTCGGGCTGTAATCGGTGCCTAAAGTTGTCGAGGTCATGGCCGTGCCATCCGCCCAGTTCAAATAGTAGCCGTTGGTTCCGAAATTCATCGCTGGGACGTTGAGCACTTTCGGGATCATAATCCCGCCGATGTTGTAGGCGAAAAAGCTCCAATCGAGCCATTGCCCGTCAACCATGCAAACCTCGGCCATGCGAGCACGACAGCCGTAAACCGATGGTTGGAACGCGACCGGAGTGGGAGTAGTCGTGGCCGGATTGTCCGGGCCGGTTTCGGTGCCAAGCGCATGCAGCCGTGCAGCATTCATCGTGCTTGCGCTGGTCACCGAGCCGGCATTCACCAGAATGCCGTCAACCCACACTTCGGTTTGATGGGCAGTGATCGCGTCTGCTCTCCACATTAGATGATGCCAATTCGTGTCTTTGAACACGCCCCACTTGAAAATGCCGTTATGCGTTACCGGCGAGGTAGAGTCGCCGTAGCCAGTTATTGGAATGGTGGTGTTGTGCCAAAAGGTCGACAGACAGGTGTCTACGTCGCCGCCTTCAAACTCCAAACAAGTTACATCGCTCGCTCCACCACTGGCGGGTCCGGTGGCGTCGGCGGCGGATAAAACGAACTCTCTCAAATCGGTTTGATTGCCGGGAACCACATTAGGCCGAGGGATCAAAACCGGCCACCGAATGAATGCGCTAAACGTCCACACGTTGCTGTTGCCGGCAGCTTTGGGCGTGCGCATCAAAAATGGGAACGACGTGTAGGTCCCCCACCATCCCGCATTCGGGTCCTGAAATTGCAGCGAGCGCTTCGGCGTTCTCACGATAACAGCGTTCGGGTCCGAGCGGCTGCTGATCAACTGCCACTGCCCGCCGTCGAAGCAAAGCAGAAAAATCTGATTGCTAACGCCATCGCCCGACGATAGTTCAGAACCATCGGGATGCCGCACGGGGTAGACCGGGAAATTGTTTGGTTTGAAGTCGACGGGGCCGGTCGTATTGTTTGCCAGTTTGATTTCTACAGTTCTGCCTTCGTTGATATTCGGTAAAGCCGGAACGTAGAGTCCGATCAGGTGATTTACAGTGCCGGTATCATGAATGTAGGGCAGCAAAACCTCGTAGCGATCAATGTTGCCACCACCGGCCTGGTCGGCAACGCCAAGGTTTTGGACCTGAAACTGCGTGCCATCGCAGACCAAGTCTGCAATCTGTCCAGCCAGCAAATCATTGGCCTTCAAAGCAGTGCCATCTAATCTTGTGACACCTATTGCCGCAAGATTGCCAATCTGAATTGTAGTTGGGCCGGTTGCGGTGTGGGCGACCAACACCCGCACTTCAAGGCCGGCGTCATAGGACGTAATGGACGGCGAAAGCTGGTCTACAACAATCTGGTTTGCGGTTCCTTGATCCACCCGAAAGTTCAAGCGTCCGTCACGAACTCCCCTAGTGACTTGCATCAAGTCATCATCGGTAGGCGTCTGCAGCGAGTTGGTGATCAGATTAGTAATCTCACGCATCGGGTTCTCAACCGCCGGACCACCGGGGATCGAACCGTGTATCCCTTTCTCCTCCTGCGCGTTGATATAAGACGCGTTTGGGTCCGGGTTGGCGAATGGTTGCTCATACTTCATGGCAATCCTGCATACTTATCCGGCGGTGAGAGGTTCGAATAGTCGAACACAATATCTGTGTGTGCAGGTTTCCACCTGCGCAGCAAACACTCAAGGTCTTGCGCATAGCCTATAGTCAGATGCGGGTCCTCGCCTGCTCGCCCAGACCCAACTCGAAACCACATCAACGGTGCTAAATGAACATGGACTTGCCAAAGGAAGCGCATTTCTGGTGGGCCAATTTCCCACCGAAAATCATCCATTAGTTCTGGATGCTGGCCCGGCTTGTCGTTCCATAATTCCATGCCGCGCGTGTCGCCAACTTGTGAAACACCGGCTGTAAATGGTGCAAATTCTGTGATCGAGATGTTATAACCGAGCCATGCTGCGATATCGATGAACCACTGCCGGCTTTGCGCACCCAGCAGCGTCATCTTGAAAACTAGCAACTTATGTCGTTCATCAATCGTGAGGGCGGTCTTAAAACACAAATCTGGCAGTCCCCACGCCCGTTCCCAATCTGGGAGCATCTCGATGGTGAGACGCGGATCGGTTTCCCGTTCCAGCAAATCGGCGGCGCGGCTATCGACGTAGCCAAACACCTGCGCCAAGCCGCGCACCGTTTTCATCAGCACGGACTCGTCATCGCGCGGCCATGCCATGCCCCACGGCAGCAGCTCGGTTAGGGCGGAGGCGTAATCGTCGCCGTCGCGCCGGACGTGCCTATCCGCCGACATAGATTATCGACCCGAGTACGGCCAAATGGCCTGGGGTTGGCATAGCCGTAGTCGTAAAATTCAACTCGAAATGATCGACGCCCACAGAGTCGGCAATCGCCGCCTCTACCCACGACGCGTAAATGGTTTCGCCAGGGATTGCCTTCTCGAACAACATGGTCCGTAACGAGTCCTCGATGGCGGTGCGAGTCGAAGCGTTGTCAAGGGCGAGTTGGTTGATGGCTAAGTTGATCGGGAACGGAATAGGTGCCACGACGAAGATGTCCTTAACCGCAACGGGCCGCTTGCTATCGACGTAGTTCTGCACCGCCAGCACATCCTCGGCGGTTGGAATACCATTGTTGTCGGCACGCAGGTCGTCTTCACAAAATCTCGTTGTTACAGTTCCCATTCCCATTTCCAGGGGTGACGCCCAAGCCCTGGTGACCCCGGGTACGGCCAAACACCACTGCTCATAGTCCGTGGCATCCCCACCCATCGGGGGTTCCTGAATTCGCTTGAGCACGCGCGCCCGAAGTTCGTCGTCGGTTTCCTGATCGGTGCCGCCGACCAATGCGACCACGATGGCGTCGGGATCAACACCTACGGGAGGAAGGTCAAACGGAAGCGTGGAGCTTACCGGCAAGTTGCCGATAATGCCTGGGTCGAGCGCGCGTATCGACATCGGTGTCGGCGTGGACCCAACGATGACCTGGGCTAATACCTCATAGCCAATCTCGCCGGTGCTGGTGAGCGTGGTGCCCGCCGGCACTATCGAACCAGCGGTTCCGGTAACGGTAGCGGTGCCTTGCGCCAGCGCGGCTTGCTTACGTCCGATAGTCGAGTCGGCATTCACCAGCCAGATATTGGCATGCCGATCCAGCCACTCAGTCTCAGCAGTGTCGGGCAAAAACTGAAGAGCCAGCCAGTCCAGATATTTTAAGGTCAAACTTGCCAGCCCGCTCATGGCATCGCACATCACCCGCAGCACCGAGTTGCCGATGGTGGCTTGCCGGTTGAGCAACGACAGAATTTGCTGCGCCGGCACGGTTGCGGTGGCCAAGGCGGCAGCCGTGGCATCGCGCGTCATCCCGCGCACCTGCGATAGAGTTGGCGTGGTCCAAGGCATCGCTATTGTCCAACCTCATCCCATAGGGCCTGGAATTGTAATTGAATGGCAGTCAACGGGCCGCGAAACATGGTCACGTTCACCACGATGGTTTCCTTAGTGGTGCGGCTGGCAACGACTTCGAAGGTCGAGCAAATCTTGTTGTCAACGAACGGCTGCAAGCATTCCACCGTGTAGCGTTCGGCCCGTTCCAAAGTTGCGCCCAACCGTGACGCCGAGTCGGTAATCGAGGACCGTCGTAGTAGCCACAGGCGACTGCCCAGAGGTTGCCACGCCCCCGGCCAGATGTTGGGTGCTTCCAAATCTCCCCACCAACCCTGTCGGTCGATGTCGTCTTCGAGGCCGGGAAGCTGATCGTCGACGTAGGCCAAGCCGTCGGTGGCCAACGCTACCTTCACCGCCGTTGCCAATTCCTGCGTCTCGTCCAGCGAGCCCACAGGCGTCAACAGCCAATCCATCGAAATGATGGGCGTCAGCGTAAACGAAAACGACGATACGATGCGGATGTCGGTCATGGGTTAAGACCATTCGATGATGAGACCGCCGGGATTGCCCGCATTGCCGGGAGAGTAATAGGAACCGTCAGGACCGTAGGCAAATCCATTACGGCCACCAATACCCACGTTTTGCCCGACCTGACCGATGACGCCACCGCCAGTGTCACCATAAATTGGGATGGTCAATGCACCGCTCTGACCAGTTATATTGATGTCGCCACCAGTTGCAGTTCCGCCGGCAGTGCCGCCGCCGACGCTTCCGTTCGCCGTCAGCGTGGCTATCGTCTGAGTGCCGCTCACCAGCGTGGATGCGCCGCCGTTACCGCCAGATGCGACCCCCGCCGCGCCGCGCGTGTAGGTGAGAGTTTTTCCCGGTGCCAATCCGGTCAAGAACTTCTCAAGGTAACCAGGAGCACCGACGCCCTGTGTTCCGCCTGCAGAATTGTAGAGGTTAGGGGTGTTACCGGCACTTGATGCGCCGCTGCCGCCCCACATTTTCACATAAGCGCTAGCGGACACAACAGTAATGGTCTGCGAGGACGTGTAATGCACTCCGGCAGCAGTCCCGGTTGGCGATAGGACACGCTCTTCAATCCAACTGCCATCAGCCAACGCGCGGAAAATGGATATATTGCCTGCATTGTAAGTCTTAACGACCGCTGGAATATGCACCGTGATGTTGGGGTCCATGAATTTAACTTGGACCCGCACCCACGGGACGCCGGTGCCGAGTGAAGTGATGGTGATCGGGTTGCTGGGCGACGGATTAGTGATCTGAACGTCGTTGCTGTCAGTTGCCGATAGATCAATGACTGCTGCCGCCTTCATCGAGACGGGAGGAGCATCCGCTATCGCGATAGCAAAATGAACCGGGTTCGCTACCGAGAACGTCGGGATGTCGTTGTCTTCGACTGCGGCCAATGCGCCGCTTATTACGTCCCTAAAACTGCGCCTGCCCCCGACGACAATCATCAGACTTTATAAACCATCTTGGGATGCGGGCCGCTTTCACCGATGCTCTTGGGTTTGCCTTCCTCGCTCAACTCGGCAAGATCGGTGTGGATTTTAGTATCGCTGGCGATCTTAACACCTTTCGAGCCACCCTTGATGCCAAGCTGGCCACCCGCCGTCTGATTGTTGTCGCCGGACGATTGCTTGGTAATATCGCCGTTAATATTCCAGGTCACGCCGGTGCCATCAAACGTCATCGAGCTTTTGGTGCTGCCGTCCTGATTGAGTACGGTGTGAACGATGTTGCCCTTCGACGCCATCGAGATGCCACCCGCGCTCATGGTGATAGTATGCGCCACGTCCTTGGCGGGATCGGTCTTGTATGATTGCACGTCAGTGCTGGGCTTGCCGGGAGTGCCGGCTTTGGCATGCATTAGCCGCATCGTGACGTTTTTGTCGTTCGGCATCGACATGGTCATGCCGCCACGGGTGCAATGAATTTGGTGCCCCTGGTCGTCGTAGAGGCACCATTCGCCGGGCTGTAGGTTCTTTAACTGTTGCTGGCCACCTTGCTGGCCGCCGCTTTGTCCTCCGCCGGAGCTATCCGCCAACGTGGCCTGCGGACTGCTACTGCCGCCGCTTTGCCCGCTCTGCTGACCATCTTGCTGATCGAGCGACGAGTCATGTGGATAATAACGCCGGTCGGGCGTAGAGATGACAATCGGATGCGTGCGATGCCCACCGACGAATAGCACCACGACCTCCGCCGACTTGCGCTTGTCCTTGCCGTCGCCTTTGCCGTAGTCCTGCCCGCCTTGACCCTGGCTTGCCGGGTTGCCGTTCTCGTCCAATTCCGGGTGCAATACATGCGCCCGCCCGTAAGGCTGCGAGAAGTCCTCCACCTCGTCCATCATCTCTTGCGGAGCAACGTAGATGGTGTGATACGGAAACTTCTTCTGATTGTCCTGCTGGCCAACAACGCCACGCTGGATCATGGTGAGAACGCGCAGCGCTACGTCCTGTAGTGAAAGTGCCATTTTAGTTTTCCCTGGTTTTAGGTTTGGATGCCGCCGCCGGTGCCGCCGCCCGGAACGCCGCCGGTGTCGGGATTAGGCCCATAATCGCTAGGCGTTCCCGGCTTGGCTTTCGATTGATCTTGCGATTTCGGCAGCGGCGACTCGCCGTTTGGATAACGGCCAAGGGTGAGCGTGGTGAGCGTCCCCTCGTCGACGGTTTGCGATAGCTTCACTGCGTTGATTAGCAGGCTTGTCTTTAGCATCAGCATCGGCGCGTTGATCGAAACCATCCCTTGCGGGCCACTCCCTTGTTCGTTCACATCCCACGCCCTGCCGTCGTCGCGCAGCCAGCCGCGCACCACGACTTCCGCCTGAATTTGATACTTGGCGTCCTCCCACATGTTTTGATAATCGTGCCGGTTGCCCAGCGTCTTGTTATCGCTATTGCCGATCTCGCTATGCACCGCCCCGGTCACTTTCCCCGTTGACATCGTCTCCATCGAACTGCCCGAGCTAGTTCCGCTGGTCGCGGGCGCGGTCACGTTGACCTGGGGTAGCTCCGTAGGTTGCATGTCAAAGGGTGATACCGATGCTCTTGATGACCTCGGGGATACTGTTGGCCGCGACGGCGATGCTGCGAGCGTGCTTCCTCCTCCGAAACCGCCGCCAGGTCCAGGTGCATTGCCGCCGCTCGTCGTTTGCGCACCGCCCGCGCTATGCCCGCTGGTCGCGCCGGAGTCGGTCTGCGTTGCCACCTGTGAGTTGTTTCGTGGGCTGTCTTTGCTATTCTTGTCGTTGCCCTTCTGCGCACTCAATCCGACGCTATTCCTATAGTCAGGCAGGTCCCAAATCTTGCACGAGGCACGCAGGATGTTTTTTCCTTCCTGCAACTCCGCGCCACCGCCACCACCACCTTGCGGGCCGCCGATGTCGTTAGCCACCAGTTGTCCTTGCGGAGACTCGCTCAGTTGAATTTGCGCGGAACGCGCATAGCGGTCGATGGCCTTGAACCGCTTCTCGCCGGGAATGTGTTGGATGAGACTGAACGGCGAAGTCGCGGCCTTACTCGTGGCGTTCATTTTGACACTCTGCAAGCCGGCATCCTTGAGTTGGGCGTTCGTGTACTTCTCCCACGTGGCATTCTTCATCGCCTTGCCGCTTGGGCCTGCTACCACACCCCGGACGATTGCCCGATTATCCCCCGAGCATTTGATGAGCACGCTATGCTTGCTATGATCGTAGTTGGCGGTGCGCTCGTATATCTTGCCGGTGAGCGCGAGCTGTCCGCCCATGTAAATCTTGCAGTCCATCCCAGGAACAAGCTGCAAAGCCGTTTGGCCGGCTGGCAAGGAGAAGCCTAGACCGGGAGCGTCCAACACTTCGGTGGTCACGAATGCACCTTCGCGCATAGGTTCGCCCTGCGTGATGGTGACTTCGACCTGCGCCCAATCTTTATATTGTTGACCACCGGCAATGATGATGCATTGATCTTTCGGAGACGCGATGCTATCCGTTGTCGTGCCCGTAGGACTGCTATCCGACGTGCCGCTGCCGATGGCGTTGGGATCGGTGGCAGCCGGAGGCGTCGGAGCCTGCGGCGCGCTTGCTGGCCGTGGTGTTGGCAGCGGAACGTCATTCATGGCAAGATATCCGCAAGGCAGCGTCCGGTAACGGGCGGGAACGCCGGATGCACGATATGGTTCTCCAGCACCAGCTCGTCGCTACGGTCGGAGGTCGACTCGGTGGTCGTTGGCTTGGTCGCGTCCGGGTAGAGCATATTCGCCAGCTTCAAGGTCGGCACCGGCTGCGACAGGGTGTAGATGACCATGCGCGGCAGCGGGCGCGAGCGCGAAGTCAAATCGTTGGCGGTTGCGGCGAACAACGCGATGGCCAAAAGGTAGCTGGCCGCATCGCCGTAGTCACCCAAGTATTCGAGCACCGGCGTCCACGCCGCATCGACCCGTTGCAGCATACTATCGACGTCGTCGCGGCTTACGAACGTGGTGCCGGCGTTGACGCGCGCCTGCTGGATAAGGCAAAACTGCAGCGACATTTCTTGCGCCGCAACGCCTAGCTCACCCTTCGGTCGGTAGGCCAGAATATCCAACCGTACTGCGTCGAACGTGGAATAGGTCGCGCCGTTCAAGCGGGCGAGGTTGAAGCAGTTCGACAGGTTGGCGGAGTAAATAGTGGCCTCGATCATGGTCGCCGCGTTGGCGGCAAGGTCGCCGGTCGCCCGCCGCAAATCGGAGCCGGAGCGTCCTTGCAATGCCGTCGATGGACACGCCGCGCGCAGCCATAGGCAAAGGTCCACGGTGTAATCCGCCACCTCCTGTATCTGCGCCGCTCGACTAGGCATTAGGTAAATCCAGTGGATGATGCGGGGAGCCCGACCTGGGCGATCCCTCCAACGCCGCCGCCGCCCGCGCTAGTCCCCGGCGACTGCGGGTTGGAGAAGCCGCCGTTCACCCATTTCATGTTGTCGAACGTCTGCTGCGACTGGAAGTCGAAGTTGGAGGCTGCCTGCGCGGCGGTTTGCGGCGTCTGATCCGGCACCATCACATTGGAGGCATCCCCTGCCTCCACGAACTGCATCTCGAAGGCGGCGTAGCCGCCGCGCTCGCGCATCTCCTGCACCGAATAATTAGTGCATTCCACCTGCATGCCTGGGATGGTCGGCAAAATCAACGAGCCAGGACCGCCTTGCTCACAGGCGTTGATGAGCGCCTGCATGTCCGGGATGTAGTTAAAGTTATTGTTGGCGTTGGCGATCACGAACCCGGTCACCGTGAAGTGGACCGCTCGCTGACCCATGTCTTCTGCAAACGGGGTATTTTTCTTTGGATACTCATGAATGGCCACTCTTCGGCCACTGGCGCGGCCCGCCACTTCGGTAAAGAAGTTAGCCGACCGAAACGACGCCTGTCGGTAACGAGCGCGCCAAGGGTTTTGCGGCATCGGCATGGGTTAAGCCAGTACTGCTCTGCGGATGGTGTCCTGGTCGAATAGCTCGTCTTTAGAGTTCATATTTGCAATGGCACGAGTCCCGGATGGACCGGTCACATTGAGATTGATCACGATTTTAGTGTTGTTGTCTGAAGTGGGTGCCAGCGAACTGCTTTTCGCCGGATCGGTCGCCTGCTGCGTTGCCGGATGCGGGGGCGCAGGCACCTTGCTAGTTCTAGCCACCTGCCCGCCGCGCGGGAGGTTTTTCTTGTCCCAGCCAAAGTACTGACTCGGTTCGTAAAGCTCCCCGTGCGGACCATGCATCTCAAAGTGCAGATGATCGACGGAATTGGCCCGGCCCGTCTTGCCGATTACTTGCCCGCCTTTGACGCGAGAGCCTTTCTTGAGCGACGGGTCCAAGTCTCCGTGCATATAGTACGACCAAGTCCCATCGTCCCAATCAACCCTGATAACGTGACTAGCGGATGGTTCGCTGGCTCTGTTAGGCTGCCGCGCCCCGTTCAAATTGTAGCTGGTGATGGTGCCGTCCTTTACGGCATACATCGGTGACCCAGCCGCAATTAGAATGTCATCGCCGGCATGGGTATGCCCGGGACGCGGTTCGCCTACCTTGCTGCCGATCCCCGTAGCGGAGACCGGGTCATACAACGCGCCCCCAATACCCGAAGGGTCCGGTGCGTCGGTTATATGTCCGCCAGTAGAGCCGGTGCCAACGCCGCCATCACCAGACCTGCCGGTGCCGCCGCCGCCATAAGTTGAAACTGCGCCGCCGTAGCCCAGGGCTCCGCCCCCGCTGGTGCCGAAGGCTCCAACACCGCCCGCGCCAAATGCCCCACCAGGCATGGTGCCCGCGCCCGCCGAGGAAATGAAACTGAAGTTCTTTATGAAGTCGAGATAACCCTGGGTCACCGGCACCTGCAACTTGGGAGCCAGCGCTTCGGCTATCAATGCCCCATATGTCATGGGGTTCGACCATTTAAGAAGCTGCGAGAAATAATACCCCGTATCCCTCGCTACCCGATGATAGCGTTCTTCGCCTAATTTCGGGTCTTCCGGCTTGCCAGTAATGGGATCAAATTGCGGGTTAACCAGCTTCAACAAGTCGGCAACGTACTTCAACGCCCTCAACACTTCCGGTGCCGTCCATTTTCCTATGTTGTTGAGCAATACGTTCCACTCGATCATTATTTGGTTCAGGGTTGCTTCAATCTCCATAACCGTTGCCAGTTGCTTCTCAGACATCTCGAACTGCTTTTCGTATTCCTTGGAGAGCTTCCATACCTCCCCCAACAAAATCGTTTCCTCGGTGCCAAAAAAATGCTTGGTTAGTTCCGCCACCATCTTCGGGTCGAGGGTCTCGGAAAGTTTAACAAGGTAGTCGATAAATTCGGTGGTCTTTTCCGCGTCCGCGAGCTTTTTGAGTGCTCCCTCATGCTCCGGGATGAGCGCGACGATTGCCTTGCGTTCCTCCTCGTTGTTCATCTTGAGACGACGCATATGGCCGGTCGCGATCTCAAGCGCCTGCAAGCCGGGAGCGAAGTCCGCTGCGCTGGCCGACTCCCGAAAGGCTTTTAATCGTCCGTGTGCAATGCCGGTCTGCTGCGACAGCCGCTCTATCCCGGCATCGCTTCGCGCCCAACTGCTAACCGCGACGGTGATACCGGCCATCACTGACGCTGCCGCCGCCGCCGCTGCCCCAAACGCGGTGACGCCTGCGATCAAACCGCCGGTGCCAGTGAACGCCTGCGCAAGCATGGTCGTCGCCTTGGCCATCGCTTGCAGTTGCTCGGTCAGGTTCGAGACGTCGCCCTTGCCGAGTCGGTAAAAGCCTTCCAGTCCGACCTGCGCATCCTTTAGCGACTTGCTAAAGGTGTCAATCGCGACAATCGGGATGTTAAGCTGGACCGTAGGGTTGGCCATTTACTGCGCCCCGACGTTCTGTTGCTTGTCGTCTTTGTTATAGTCGCGGAAAAACGGGTCGTCCCAGACGTGCTTGTTCTTTAAGTCCTCGTTGCCGCCGACCTTCACCTCAATGTCAACGCTGCCCTTCTTCTCCGGCGTCCCGGTCTTGCGTGCCAGCGCGGCGCTATCGTGTGGTATCGGATCGAGCCGGGTCATCAGCGACTTGCGATTTATCCCGAGTTCCGGGGCCGGATCGATTATCCCCTGGAAGCCAAAATCACTGCGCTGGCGGTGCTCGTAGTGCAAGTGTGAGCCAACGACCGTCCGGGTGCCGGTAGTATGCCCGACAGCGCCGATGTACTGCCCGGTCTTGACCGTATCACCTACCCTTACGCCGAATGCCGACATGTGAGCGTAGCGGTCGATGGTGCCGTCCGGGCGCTGTATGTCCATCGTCAGACCGTAGCCGGTCTGCGTTTGCGCCCGCACCACTCTGCCGCCTTCGGTTGCCGAGATGGCGGAGCCTTCCTCGGCTGCAATGTCAATGCCGGCGTGGGTGTGGCTGCTGCGCGGATCGCCAACCAAGCCGGTAACGCGGCCGGTCACCGGCATTACTTGACCGACAGCACCTGTCCCGACGCCTGGGACACCGGTTCCGTCTGCGGCGGCTTGGCGGGCTTGCACCGTGTTCGCTTGCTGCCGCTTGAAGAAGTCTCGGTAGCTTCCAAGCGTCCCGCCCAGGAACCCGGCTTGCTTGCTCTCGGTCGCTACCGCGCCCCAGTTGCCCTTACCGATCTGCGTCATCCAGTCTGGCGGCGTCGTAGCCGACCCGCCGCGCTGGTTCGGATGGAATTGCATCGCTTGCAAGACCGCAGCCTGCTCGGCGGAGTCCAGCTTGCTGAAGTCAATGCCGGCAGCCGCCAGCTTTTCCTTGAAGTGGTAGTGATCCAGCCATTGACTATAGAACTGAATTTGTTGCTCGGCGGTCATCGACAAGTATTGCTGCGGACTAACCCCCATTTCCTTCAGCGTGTCAGGACCGACTTGCGTCAGCCCCATGTATCTGCCGCTCGCGCCGCCCGTAACACCCGGCTTCCAAGACGGGTCTTCGACCGTAATCATGCTGGCAATGGCCACCGGGTTGATGCCCTGCGCCTTGCCGGTACTCTCCAGCGCTTCCTTGATGGTCTTACCCAGTTCGGGAATGACACTAGCGGTGCCAGTGTCGGCACCACGAGTGCCGCCCGGTCCACCTGGGCGTCTCGGTTGACCCGAAGCTCCGCCACCAGGTCCACCAGGGCCGCCGCCGCCGTATGCACCTGGAGTCGCGCTCGGCACCCCGGCTGAGTATGTCGTCGTCTGCCCGGAGAGGCCGGGGTCGCGTTGGAATAGTTCCGGCGTCATCGCTGCGGCAGCGTTGGCAGCGGCCATGCCAGCGGCGGCTGTGCCTATCGGTGCGCCAGCCGCGCCCGCCGCACCGCCTCCCGGCATGGTAGCCGCCCCAGCCGCGCTAATGGGGCTGAGATTTTTCTTCATCCATTCCCACACCCCAGCCGCGCCGCCGCTGACGATGTCGCCTATGCTTGGCCCCCGCTTGCTGGCGTCTGCCGCGCCTTGCGCCGTGCCCCGCCGCACTGCTTCGGCTATTTTGTCCTGCGTATCATGCGGAACCTGTGTTTGTCCGGGGCCGCCGCCGCTTCTTCGCATCCAAGCGTCGAACGCGGTGTCCGCTGCAGCGCCAACGCGGGGACCGCCCATCCCCGGCAAGACCGAGTATTGCGTCAAAGCGCCTTGGCCGAGACCACGCGGCGTCTGCGGCGCAACCTGTGAAAGAGGTCCCGGTGTGCCCGTGTCTTTTGTGCCAAACCATCGCTGCCATGACTCGTCTATCGGGTCATGCAATAAGTGCAAAATCTCTTTGAGGGTAGTTAGAACGGACGGTGCGGCGTCGGTCGCGAGATGTTGAATGGTTACCGCGTAATCCATTTTTAACTTAATGACTGTCTTGTCGAGTTCTTCGAGTGTTTTCGCGGTTTTCTCGTGTATCTTCAACTGTTCAAGCAGTGCAGGAGTTATCAACTTTGTCGCGTTGAAGAATTCCTGCGGGTTGGCCTGTCCAAAAAGCTCCGTCGTTGCCATCTGCTGGAATAGGGGCGCAATCTTTTGCGACCCTTCCACCATGACTCTCCAAAACTCCGCGACGTCTTGACGCTTATCCGCCGCCTCCAGCCTGGCGAGGTCTTCCTTGGTAAAGTTCTTCTGAAACCATTCGCGCGTACCACCTTGCACGAGATGGAACTCGCGCATCTTCTGCGCGGCTTTGTCCAGAGACCCCAGCAAGTCGACGCCGGTCGACTTGCCAACAACGTCCATCGCGACCAGTTGCTCGCGCGCAACGCCGAGTGTCTTTGCCATGCGCGCGAGGTTGGCCTCGTGCGAAGCAAACTGCGAAATGGAATGGATGAGGCCGAGGAAGGCGGCGCTGGCCATGCCGCCGGCAATGGTGAAGCCGGTCAGCGCCGGGATCAGACCCGTTGATGGGTTCTTAAGTGATTGGGCGACGACGGTGACCGCCTTGCCGAATTCCTGCATCCGCCCGATGGCTTCCTTGGCGTCTCCTTCGCCAAGACGATAAAAGCCCTCCAGCGAGTTCTGTAGCTTCTTCGCTACCTCGCTGAATTCGTCAATGCCCTGAATGACGACATTAACTTGTTGGGGTTGACTAGCCATTACGCCACGTCCGTTCGGCGTCCTGGATTTCGGTATCCAGTCTCACCATTTCATTGGTCCAGTAGAGGTAACGCCGGATTTCAGTCGGAGTCTTTTGCAGGAAGCTGTCCGGGTGTTGGCCGAAATGTTTGGCCAGCCGGTAGGCAGCTATGACGATACTATCTGAAAATCCGGCACGAAAAAAGGCGCGAGCGACCAGCACGCTGACACGTAGTCTCTGGTGTCCATAGCGCGTATCTCGCGGTCGGTGCAGTTCGCCAGGATGGCCAGCAAGCCGGTCATCTTGGAAGTATCGAACACTGGCTTGGCCGCGCCGGAAAATTCCAGCGACATTGGAATTCCGAAACGCTCGATGTCGAGCACCGTGGGTTCGCGCAGGACCAAGGTCTCGCGAATGCCATCGTGGCAATGCATCGGCTTGCGGAGCCTGATCTCGATGCGGACGGGTCCGGTACGGGCCGGAGCCTCGGCTGGGGGAGCTTCGGGGGTTTCGTAGGGCGCGGAGGGGGGAGCGTGGCCGTCGCCGCCGCGCTGCTCGCGCGGGCGAGCGTGCGGGGCCGGATTGGGCGGGGCGGGACCGTCGCGGTTGACGGTTACGTTTACGTGCGGTTGTTGTGCCATATAAATACCCTCCCTGGTGGGTTCTGGCGTTGCTATCGGGGCGCAAAGGCCCGTGCGTTGGAAAGGGGTTGCCGCTAGGGCAACCCCGGATCACCTCTCAAAATTGATGGGTGCCCATCTCTGGGCGATTGGCGGGCTACCGGGCAAGAGGTGGACGGGGCGATTTCCGCCCCGCCCCAGTCTGCCGGGAGGTAAACTACTTCTTGCTGGGTGTAGGCACCGGCACTTGCGGGATGCCCACAATGATCCAGCCGGTCGTTGGCGACCACGCCGCCTTCCACTCGATCAACGTGCCGGGAGGTGCTGGCGGCTCGGGCCACACCACCGGCGGGATCGGATGCGCCGGATGCCCAGGCCACCACGGCGGAGTTGGCGGAAGCGGCTCAGGCGGGTTCGGCCAAACTGTCGGCG